GCATGACGCAGGACTTTTCTGTAGCGTCGACACCACTCGGGACGCGGAGACAATCCGCGCCCGGGTAAGAGAAGAGGGTGATAGCTTTCTCAGCATCACCTTGCCTGCCTTTGGTAAAGCCCTCGAAAGGGGTCTAGCCGATGGCATATGGCCGAAGCGCCGAATGACGATGTTCCATCATCGCGGAGGTCTCCCCGTATTTCTTAGGGGTTTCCTTCTTCGTGTGTTCTCTTCTTCTGGTGAGATTCTCGATGACCCGGATGTGACTAGCATCTGGGCAGTCCGACAGCTTTCGCTGTTGTCGGGCAAAATGGACAATGCAACGACCCCCGAGAGGGAGGCCGCAGCGCTGCGTTCATTCATCGAAACTGACAGGAAACTAGGCGACCACTTTCGGTGTAAAACCCGAGAGTTGGACTGGGGCGCGTTTGAGAGCGCAGCCTTTCGCCTGTTTGGGGACTTGTTCAACGAACTCGACCGTAAGGTCGCGAACTTTGACTTGATCCCTCGGCATGGACCCGGAGCGGTGGCAGACAAGCTGCTGCATCCGGAGCGATGGGAGTTTAGTTATTGGCCGGAACGCGTCGAAGGGGTTTTCCCTCGTTGGCGCTACACGTCCAATCTCCCAAGCTGGTCCTTCCAGCCGACTGTACCCATCTGGTCAGAGATCCCTGTGAAGGTGATCGCTGTGCCGAAGACGAAGCAAAAGCCCCGAATCATTGCAATTGAGCCCTCTACCGTGCAGTACGCACAACAGGGACTAAAGAGGGAGATCTACGAGCTAGTCGCTCGCTCTCCTCTCAGCAAGATTCTCGGCTTCACCGATCAGAACCGGAACCAGCTAATGGCCCGGGAGGCCTCCCTCACGGGGGACCTCGCCACACTCGACCTGAGTGAGGCTAGTGATCGTGTGCACCTCTCAGTAGTATCAAACCTGCTGAGAAGGTGGCCTCATCTGCGTGATTTCGTATTAGCTACGCGGTCACGTTACGCGGACGTGAGCGGGGAAGTCATCCTGCTTCACAAGTTCGCATCGATGGGTAGCGCACTTACCTTCCCTTTGGAAGCCATCGTCTTCACGACGTTGGCCCTGATGGGCATGGAAAAACGCGCAGGAAAGAAACTCACCCTCCCGCATTTACTGGGGAGATTGAGCGTCTATG